GTTTGAGGTTGTCAAAACTGCTAAATCCAAGGCTAAAACTGCTGATGCTGCTCCAGGTAATATCAATCCAATAGAAGAGAATGTATCAGATGGACTAAACAAAGAGTTTAAAGACATGGGTGCTAATGCCGTTGATGCCTTTGCTAGTGGAGTTGAACAACAGTCTAAATCATCTAGTGGTAGAGTTAAAAAAGTATTTAATGACGTTGTAGCGGACGTTAAGGATACACTACAGATTCAATCCCCATCTAAGATAATGGAGTGGATAGGACTTAATTTTGGTAAAGGATTTGAGAGTGGTGCTATAGCGTCCTTAGCTTTATCTAGTAGCAGAATATCTGATGCGTATAAAGACATTGTTGAGAAGATGGTTAATGACCCATCTGTATCCCAATCCAGGAAACAGGCATTACAAGCCACTAAAGATGAGATAGATAAAGATTTACAACAATTTGCGGAAGATTATAGTAAGGGTAAGTTTGCCAGTGAGGCAGATGCAATGCAGCAAATACAGCAGATTTACTCAAGAGCGCAAGGACATGCTGCTGGTGTTTCCGCTTACCAACAAATAGATGTTTCAAGTATTTATCAAGATGCTTCGAACGATGTCCAGGAGTCTCAAGAGGATAACTACGTAAAGATTTTAAGCAATTTATTTGACAGTTTTGCTAATCAGGATTTAAGAAGATTTGTAATGAATCTAGAGAAGGCATTTGAGCCATTCCAGGACTTTATTACTTTTGATATTGGCAACTTGTTTGAATATTTCCAGGGGATGGTAGATAGTGCCATACAGTCGCTACAGCAGTTGACGGATGTGATGGTACAAGTGGAAAGTACGCAAAGGAAGCTGGACTACCTAGGTGGGTCTAAGTCTGGTGGTGCTAACGAGATGAAATTTGCACTGGCTACCGCAAATGAGTTTAGAGTACCAGCAGAAGCCGCAGCTGACGCTTATGCGCAGTTATCTCTTGCAGCTAAAGATACTAAACTAGAAGGGAAGGGTGTACAAAACTTATTTAAAGGTATTTCTGCTTCTATATCTGCATTGGGTCTGTCTTCTATGGATGCAGAAGGTGCATTCATGGCTTACACTCAGATGCTGTCAAAAGGCAAGATAAGTATGGAGGAATTAAGGCAGCAGCTATCCGAGCGTTTCCCCCCTGCTATGGGTATTTTTAGTAGGGCGCTAAATGTTACCACAGCAGAGCTAAATGATTTGGCATCTAAAGGCGCCTTACTTTCTGATGTTACTTTGTCTAAAGTTGCTGATACACTATTAGCTGAATACGGTGGTGCTGCAAAAGGCATGAAAGGTGTTGGTATGTCTTTAACCGCTTTAGGAAACTCTATGTACACCATAGCGGTTAAAGCGACAGATGCTTTTTCTGGGTTATTTTCTAGCGTGATTGACATATTTGGAGGTATAGTCAAGAGCATAGAAAACTCGTTTGATAGTATTATTAAAATTGTGGGTTTAGCGGGGGCTGCAATGGCTTTCGCATTAAGCGGTACTCTATTAGGTGTATTATCTAAAATACCAGCTTTAACCGTAGCATTAACCTCCTTTATCGGATTAATAAAAACGACTTTTGTAAGTGGATTAGGAATTATTATTGCAGGTATTCCAGGTATATTAGCGGTATTTTTAGATGGGTTTTTAAGTGCGGAAAATAGTATTACAAATACGTTAACTAGGGCAGCCAAAAACTTCCTTGGATTTATCTTTCAGATGGTTGATAGTATTAAGAGGAATCTGACTGGCTCTGGCTTATTTGAAGTAAATATAGGACAGCAAAAATCTAACCCATTCCAAGGCATAATTGATGGCGCAACTAAGTTGTTCAATATGATACCCAAGGGTGTTATACAGATGGTTGCCTTAGTAGCTGCTTTCCATCAGTTACGTGCATTAGGAATGCGTGCTGGAATTTTTGATGCTATTAGCACTGGTTTTACAGCCATAAAATCTATAGCTCCTGCTGTTTTTGCAAGTATTTCAGCTGGATTTGCAGGTCTTAAAGCGGGGGCAATATCAGTCGGAGCTACTATCAAAGCATCTATTGGAGGCGCTCTAAAAACATTAGGTGCATTAGCGGTTCAAATGGTGTTAGCATTGGGTGTTATGGCATTAGCAAAGAGTGACTTCTCTAACCCCATGCAAGATGCTGTTGATACCATGGCAACCAATATCAATACATCACTAAGCACTATAGAACAGTCTTTCAAGAATATCCAAGAAAGTGTTAATAATACTACTCAAAGCACTAGTAACCTGGCTTCTGGTGTTAAATCCGTGGTTGATTCCATCCCGTCTAAAGGCTTGCAATTAGATATACTATACATACTAGGGGTTAAGTCCAAGGGTTATACCACGGATGACCAAATTAAGGACATCAACAAGGCTTTAGCAAACCAAAATCCAGAAGGGTTGGGAGCTAGAGAGAACGCTGCATATAATATGCAGATGGCTAAGTTGTCTGTTGAAGCGAGAGCTAAAAACATCGCAGAACTTAGAAGACAGCAGAATGAAGCACGTAACAAAGGTGATAATCAGTTAGTTGATAATCTAGAAAAACGGATTAAGAATAACTATAGTTTTAGTCCCTTCACAAACAATGCTATTGATAAATATTTAAACAATCCCGCCAGTATGCAATCCCAAGTTTTCAGGGATAAAATTGCTAAAGAGGAAAGGGATAGGTTGAAGCAGTTAGGACTATCTCAAGACCAAATAAATGCCAGAAATAAATTCTTTAAGGGAACGGATATAGTAAGAGGAACCGACTCTCAAGTTACGGAAGGCGCTAAACAAGTATTAAGCTCTACAGCGGCATTTAGCAAGCGGCTAGAAGAGCTTAAAAAAAGTATTAAAACATCTGGACTGGATTCTTCGGCAAACTACCTAAAAACTGGTGCGGGAGCCACAAAACAGAGGATTGATGAAATCAAGAAGATAGACCAACAGATAGCTGGTCTTGGAATGAGACGTGTTGAAGCAGTAAAATCCGGTGACTTAGCTAAATTAACCGAGATAGATAAGCAAATCCGAAACTTGCAGAGGCAGAGGGAAACCAAGTCTCAGGACTTTAAAGACCAACTATCCGCTGCACAGGCTATAAGTAAAGAGGCGGATGCGTTTGCACAAAAATTAGAGGAGTTAGGTATACCGATTGCCGGTGAACTACGTAAAGCTATAGACGAAATGAAGGCTTTAGGTAAGCAGGCTGAGGAAACCATTAAAAAGTCTGTACCTATTAATGTGATGGATGATTTGTATCGGAAGACAAAGACATCCCTTGACAATTTCCAGTCTGCGTTTGATAAATTCTCCAACAATATAGAAATAGGTTCAGCTCAGCGCACCCAGTCTATCTATACTCCAGGCGCAACACAGGGCGATACAAATCTTTTGTCCCAGCAATCCGATATAGTCGCACTACAACAGCAGGTCTTGGCTAATAGGTCTAAGTTAAATATATCTTCCCAGGCGTTAACGCTGATGCGCGCTATACCATCTCAGACATCAGACCAAGCTGCTGAAGTAGAAGACTTACAGGGAGTGGTCAGGGAGGATGCACTAAACTTAGCTACAAACGAGGCTGCGTTACAGAAAGCTAAGTACGATATCCAACAAACTATAAAGGACTTTAATGACCAAATAGAGGACTACGTAAAGAACATTACGGCAGAAATTAAGACTATTGAATTAGATACCAAGAAAGCTAACCTGCAGATGCAGCAACAGAAATTTAGCGCAAACTTCCGGTCAGCTTTGTTTAATATTATAGATACAGAATTAACCAGTCTTAGCAATGCTTTTGAGAAGTTTATAACTTCTCTTAATGACGCTGCAATGAGTAGATTAGATGAGGAGCAAATAGGTATAGATTTACAGAATAAATTAAATTCTTTGGATGATGGTTATGAAAACTTAATAGAAAATATGCCAACTGGTAGACAACTACAGGGACTAGAGCAGGCAAGAATAGATACACTAAAAATGTTATCTGTCTATGATGAGTCTAACTCAAAGATACAGGAGACTATTAGAGGTGCTGAAACACAAGCAGCTTCTCTTAATAGACAAGTTAACAACACAGTATCAAATACAGCCAAGATTAGCCCAAATATAGATAAAGCTACTAGTAGTACAGCGCAGTTTACAGAAGAATTAAAGCGTGCCGCAGATACAGCAGAACAATTAGCTTTAAGCACTAATCAACTAGCTAATTCTAATAGTGGAATTTACTCCAATGCTATGAGTGCCGGTACGAATACCCAGGTTAGTAGCACAGCCGCTGCTAACACAGGAAGCCAGAATCAGTCAAGACAATCGACTCAGCCACCTACCACAAGAAGCAATTTTATCCAACAAGGAATTAATAACTTAAATAATGTATTAACTGGATTTGGCTTGAGACCAGTAAACCCACAACAACCAGTAAGACCACCTGCTCCAGCAGCTGCTGGAGCAGGCACAGTAATAAGCAATGATGGAACTGGAGTTAATACGGGTGCTGCTTCAGCTGCTACAGAAACACAAAAACAAGCGGAAACACAAAGATCTAATGCAAAAAGATTGGCTTTACAACAAACTAGAGTTACTAATCTAATAAAAGGTATTAATGACTTTATTCTCGAGATGGAGAAAGCACAAAGATCTAGTAGTACGGATGACCTTAGTAGATTAGATAGTTTTTATCAAATTATGAGGGAGGTTAATCAAGATGTTAAAATAACTAACAATACTAGAGACCAAGTAAACCCATTAAGTAGAATAGCCCAAAATGCACGAAAGACTGTAAATGGCTATATACAAACAGAGAAAAGATTATTAGAAGAAAGAAGTGATATATCTCTTCAACTCAGCGATAAAGAAGGAGGAATATTAAGCCAGTTTAACAAACTTAAAAAAATAATAGATACTGAAATAAGCAAAACACAAGACCCTAAACTTAAAAAACAATTAGAGGAAGCAAAGGGAAGGGCGCAAACCGCTTTAGATGCAGCTACAGCAAGCGCAAAAGATAGGCGAGCCGAGATTGACCAACAACTTGCTAAAATGGCAGGTGCTGGACTTACAACACGTAAAAGAGATAAGCAAGGTAATGTTACTGGAATAGAACCAACACAAAAATTAATAAATTTATTTAAAAATATTATAAATATAGAAAATGAATTACAGGAAAAACAAGATAAAATAGAAGAGTATTCTAATGACATATCTTATGTAGAAAAACTTATAGAAGGATATGACTTAAAATTACAATTACATCCAGGAATTGTTCTTAGCGAAAGTGATAGGAAAAAAATTGTTGAGCAAAAAATTCTCTTACTTCGTACTCAAAATGAACAACAATATTTACAAAAACAAATAAGTATAGGACAGCAATTCCAAGAAGATAGAGATTTAATCAAATATAATCAACGGTTGCAATTAGCTAAAACTGAATTTGAGGAAGCGAAAAAAAATCTTGTTATACAGCAAGATATAATCATAAGGGACTTAGATAAACAAGCAGAAGATTTAAAAAAAGCAGCGCAAATACTTAATGAAGACCTTGATACAACGGGAACTTACGCAAGAAAAAGGTTGGATATACGAAGAAACTTAAATGACTTACTTGAAACTATTAATAACACTCAATTTGACTCAGACCCAACCAAAAATGCAGAAATGCAAAGTCAAGCAAATGAGAAAGCATTGCAAAGAGCATTAAGACAAACCCAAGAACTTGATAAAGAGATTAAGGATAACTTATTAAACAGAAACCCACTACTAGAAATGGAGATACAAAGACTACAACGCGGTAATGCAGACCCGTTCGTGGTTAATAGAATGCAAAGAGATTTAGCAACTAGTAAATGGCAAGAAGAATACAGTACAAGAAGAGACGATATAAACGAAGACCAAGGTTTAAGCCCGGAAGAAAAAACACAGGCAATAAGTATACTCGATGGGATTAATGCGGCTAAATTAAGAGAGATTGCAGACTCATTCAAGACATTTGGGCAGGCATTAGCAGATAGTGCTATATCCACTGGGTTACAATCCTTAAAAGATGGATTAGCTGATCTAATAACGAATGACTTAATAATAGGGTTTGACGGCGCTACAGGTAAAACCAGAGACCTTAGTAATGAATTAAGGGGATTTGAGCGTGTCATATACAACGTATCAAAAGCCGTATTAAATGCTATGACCAAAATACTTGTAGATGCAGCTGTAAATAAATTATTCGGTAAAGACGGTTTGCTGGACATTGGTAAAATATTTGGAGCAGCTAAAGGTGGAATAGTTCCCAACTATGCGGAAGGCGGCTCAGTAGGTGAAATAGGCAAGGCAATGCAGAGGGAACGTTCTCAGAATGGCGGTAAACAACCAGTATTAGCTGTTCTAACACCAGGAGAGCGTGTATTGACGGTTAGTCAGAATAAGAGGTTTGAGGCACTACAACTGGAAAGATTTTTACAACCAAGTGCGGTAATGCCAGAGGAAATAGCTTACAGAAAGATTAATAACTACGCATTTGGTGGGGTGGTTGGAATGAACCCAGTGCCAATGGGTAGCTACGCACAAGGACAATCTGATAATTCCACCACCATAAACATACCAGTGACAGTGGAAAATAATGGCAATTCTAATGATAGTCAACTAGATGCAAACTCACTACAAAATGTGGTTAGATCTGCTGTACTAACTGAAATACAAAGACAGCAAAGGCAAGGAGGAATACTTAGAAGATAAAAGGGGGATATATGGAGTTCACAACAGGAAGTGATTCCACTAACGCAAATAACACAACTGCTTATACGGAACAAGCTCCTAGTCTTGCACAAGAGATAGCATCAGATTTGCTTAAAAGTTATGCAGTAGATGCCATAGGATTGGCGACTCCATTGATAGGAGCTTGGATTATATACTTTCTTAAAACACAGATTGCTCCAGCACTATCCAGTTTATCTTCTAAGTCCAATAGCCCCTTCTTTACCACCAAGCAAGAAGAAGAGCTTAAATCATTATTAAATGAGTTTACCCAAATTGGATTTAATAGGGCTACATTGTTCTTTTTAGACCAGATAAAACGACATGATGATAGATTAAACGCAAAGACATTTAGTGCGTGGCTAGAGGCTTGTTCTGGCTGTAAAAAGAGGCAATTTTTAGACTCTCAAAATGTATATTCTTACGTATCTTCCGAGATTAATACGTTACTGGAAAGTAAGAAAGAATATGTATTCTACTGGGATAGAACTAATGGCAAGATCTGTCAAGTATGGCTAGAAGACCGTAAAACCAGCTCCTATGGACTGTACTTAATTGACGTTAAGTACGCAGGGTTTTTATTACTTGAAAGGTCTAGGTTTTCCCGTAAATGTGTCCAAAAAATAAACCAGGCAGAAAGCCTGGGATTAAAAGTTAAGGCTATTGTAGGTAGCTTGGATTAAGCATTCTAATCGATTAGCTGAAGCCAGTGGTCTAGGTTTTTAGATGCTACCTCGTAGTTACTTCCTAGGTATATGCCTACATCTCCAAAGTATCTAGGGTAAGTCGGAGTTAAATACCATCCTTTCTGAGCGATATCCGTGTCTACGGATTTTATGTATTCTATGAACCACTCTTCAACCAGTTTTGGCATACCACGTTCAACAGAGGCATCAATTAGCTTTTGTTCCATCAACTCATACTTAGTTTTAGACATGCCTAGACCTTTGCTAAAGTAACTCTTTCCTGTTGGTTATTGTACTTACCTTGCCTATCCGCATAAGTGGTATTACATGGTTCACCTTCAAAAAATAGTAGTTGAGCCACTCCTTCATTAGCGTATATGCGACAGTCAGCACTTGATGAATTACTAAATTCCAGAGTGAGGTAACCAGACCAGCCCGCTTCGACAGGAGTTATATTGGCAATTAGCCCAACACGAGCATAAGTGCTTTTGCCAACACATATAGCAGTAACATTATCTGGCATGGTAATTTTTTCCAAAGCCACACCAAGTCCATAGGAGTGTGCTGGAATCACAAAAAAATGCCCAAACTCATCTTCTTGGAGTGGCATGGATTCTAGATTATTGGGGTTAAAATTCTTAGGATTAACCACAGTACCAGGTATATGCCTAAACACCAGAAACTGTTTAGGAGACAATCTGATATCGTAGCCGTAAGAAGATACTCCATAACTTATTACTGGAAGCGTCTTATCCTCTTTCTGTATACTCCTGGTAAGTTTCCTAGCATAAGGAACAATCATCCCTTCTATCGCTTGAGCGTTTAACCACGCATCATTCTTAATCATAAAAGTGTTTTAGGTAGCTTGATATTTTATGGTCTGATATGATTCTAAACATTTTCTTACTAGGCAGGACAACTCTTAGTCCAGGTAAATTCCTAAAGCCCAGCAACCAAGGCGGGGTAGCGGGAACGATGTCGCTGCCACAAACATAATGAATAGTAGGAATAGATAAAGACCGGTAATAATCCGAAAACTGCTTATTGCCCACACGCGGGCAACCGAAAGTAATAATCTGTTCAACATTAAATCCCCAAAGTTTAAGCATTACACCAAGTAATACAGCAGTAGCACCACCTAACGAATGCCCTGTAACAATCAATGACTGATTGACATGTACTTTATTAAGCACAAGTGGCATTATACGAAAGGCGTTGTTTGAAAACCCCCGATGCACCATATCCCGGTTAAAGAGGAAGGCAAAATTGGTTAGCCAATCCGCAATATCTTCCGTTCCGGCACAGGCTATCAGGACTTTATCCGTGCCTTCTATTGGCTTAATTGATACGTCCAGCCAATCTTCATAGACTTCTTTGGAAGCCATGATTGCTGGTTTAGTATATTCCCAGTTCATGTTTGTATTATTCGCTATTGTTTACTTTACTTAGCTAATTTGCTTCTGATTCGCGGATAAGTCTGTTAATAAGAATGTTTTTCCTAGCATTCTCATAACTTGTTCGCAATCTTATAATTCTAATGTTCCTACAGTGTTAGCTGGAGTGTTGGCACTTATACACCCAGTTAATTACAAAATACTTGTAGTTAATTTGTTGCATTTAGTACCACCACGTTAAACTAAAACGCTTGGCTATACGTTATCTGTGGCATTCCCATTTGATTATAGCAATCGCTTGGTTGAAAGACTGTTTTTAACAAATAGATAAACATGCTTGATGGTTATTATTTAGTTTGCCACACCCGTGTCTCGCCACGACCACTTTAGATACAGAAAAATCATTTCTGTTGCAAGAAATTCCAGGAATTGCTTTATCAAAGTAGAACTGCTACCCATTGTTCCGGGTTATCTATGCGGATTGTCACCTCACCGCTTACTCCTTTTAAGAAAGTCACAAGTCAGTTGCCTAACTTACCGCCCGAACTGCGGTATATATACTATAGCAAATTTCATATAATTACAGCTACTTATTCCATTTATTTTAACAAAATGTAGTGCCACCATTCCGACACATCTATATTTCCGTCCGAACTACGGTACAAAAAAACTGTAGCATAAATTACAAATTATAATCAATTTTAGTTTATAAAAACAGTTGACAATAAAATATGGCAATGATATACTAAGTGTAGTTTTTAAAGCAGGAATCGACATGACTAAAAAAGAAAAAGAAATCATCAAAACGGTTTCAGACCTTTATGTAAACGGCATAGAATTCGAGGGGCTAACCATCAAGGAAGCTCTCGAAAAATGGGAGCAAGTGTGTAAACAAAAAGACCAGGAGAAAACCAAATGAACAAACCTACTCAACTCACCGAATATTTAGTGTATGCGTATACACTAAAAAAGAAAAAGAAAACCGTAGTTTTCAAGAAAGAAGGTGGGTTCTATAAATTGGTTAAGAACTCATGAACATAAAAAGAACCTTCAAGGAAAACCATGATGGCACTATGACCATCATAGAGCGCAAGGAGGGACAAGAAGTCCAAATCATTATGGACAAAAATTGGAAAATACTGCACATATATAGGAAAGCAGTATAACCCTCCCTGACCTAAGCATGTCATTAAACTGCTTAAACAATAAATAAAAAAGCAGGAGGAAAACCATGACAGAACTAATTATTGTTTTAGGGCAGAAGTCTTTGTATATAGGCAACAACACAAAAACCCGGCTATATAAAGGCTTAAACATTTGTAGAGAAAAAATGGGAACGAGGTATCCCGGGTTTACACCTCGGTTTTGGAGTGAATCTCCAAACCCCAACTATTACGCACAAAATCGGATAGCTGGGATAGCGCTATCCGAGTTGGTTGACTTTCCAGAAATCTACAGGGAAGTCTACTTCCCTACGGTAGAAGCACTGATTCCCCTATCCAAAAAGGTAGACAGGGTAGTATTTCTCCTGTGGGAAACACCACACAACCGCCAGGAATTTTCGGAGCATTGGTGGGACACCGCCACCTTAGCTCCTGTTTTAAAAGCATATCTTAGTAATCAAGGGGTTACTAATGTAGGGTTTGAAACTCTACAAGTTTCTTCTGTAGATAATGCAGAAGAAGTCCAGGTAAAATACTGGTACAGTCTGTTTCCAGGGGTAGGTCGTCTTAGACTAGAGAACAATCTATCCGCTTGGATGGATGAACAATATGAATTGTGGATGGGGAGGAAGGGAAGACCATTGCCACCAAAGTATGGCAGACTGATAATTCATTATCCGTATTAACGATAGAAAGAGGGGGTTTGAGGACTTAGTAAAAATCTTTTCTCAAACCCCTTGACATACTAGAAAAAGTTCGATAGATTAAGAACATAAAGCAATGGAAAACGTTATGTTACTTGATTTAGAGTGCGAGGTAGGGATAAAGCTGATGACCAGACTCAAATACGTGGATAATGTCCGCGTGTTTGAGGACTCATCGAAGGTGGTGTATTTGGCGCACCATACGCCAAAGGGGATTAAGTATTACATAGTTAAAGATATAGAGGCGATTGCCTCTATATACTTCCCAAAGAATGTAAAAAAAATAACTAAGGAGATGCTAATTCATCTCCAAGAATTTAAAGACTGATTCATTGACCTAAGTAAGTCATTAAACTGCTTAAACACTTAATTAATGGAGAAACCGATGAGACTTATTCAGAAACAAATCCTAGGGCAAAACATAAAAGTAGGTGTCTCTCCCTTGGGGGACGCATGGAATAAAGATAAAATTAATCTTCCAGATCACCTGGAAGAAGATAAAGCAATTGAGGAGGTATACGCCTCCTTAAAGGAGGTGCTGATAGAAGAATACGGATTAGAAGAAGAAGGTTGGACGTTTTTTCCAGCCCCATTCTTTGGGGTGTTGTTTTTGTTGTCGGCAATTAAGTCCGACGACCTTCCTCCGGAAGTAGCAAAGAGACCGGGGAACTTTTGGTATGACATAAACAGGAACGAGTGGTGTAAGAGATAACACGATAGGGAGGCTAACCACCATTGACCTAAGCATGTCATTAAACTGCTTAAACACTAATTAAGGAGGAAAAACAATGGCTCACAAACTTGTGATTAACATCTGCGTCGGCGGGTTTGAGTTGTCTGAAAAGGCAATCAAGAGATATGAGGAATTGTCTGGCACAACCGTGCCTTCCTGGGATGACATCCCAAGGCACGACCCTGTCTTAGTGCAGGTGATAGAAGAATTAGGACAAGATGCCAACGGAGACAATGCTTGTCTCGAGGTGCGTGAGATACCTGGAAACAAGTATTGCATTGATAAAGGGTGTTACGGAGATGAATATCTCTGGTATCCAGAGTTCAAACGCTGGACAGTAATAGAAGAAGATTAACCCCCAGAACCCGCCCACCGAGCGGGTTTTTTAGTTTCCAAAAATCTTTTGTCAAACCCCTTGACAACCTAGAAAAGGGGTGATAGATTAGAAACATGAAGCAAAAAGAAACCGATGAAGATTCAAACAGAGATTTTAGGACAAAACATCACCGTACAATTTTCCCGTCTAGGGGATTTTTACTGTGTAGAGACGATGGAAACAGTGTGTCTTCCTGAAGATTTGGAAGGCGGGAAAGTAGTAGAAGAAATCTTTGCCTCCTTAAAGGAGGTACTGATAAAAGAGCACAACTTAGGGGAAGACTGGAAGTTTTTCCCTGATCCAAACACAGAGATAGACTTTTTCCTATCAGCAATTGATGAGCAATTTTTGCCGCCAGAGGTAGCCGCATACCCAGAAAACTTCTGGTACGACCACACAGACGAAGTGTGGTGTAAAATAAACTAATCCAAGGGAGGCTAACCACCTCCTTTTAATTTTAAAAATATTTTCTCAAACCCCTTGACAGGCTAAAGGAAGTTTGATAAAAGTATGCAGCAAACAACAGGCAGAAAACAATGACTATAACCACAATCCCCCAAGAAGTGTTAGAAGCGATTGAAAACCACCCTCGAGCTGAGGAGAAGTTTATTGGAACATTTGAAAACTCCCAAGAAATAATTAAATACTTCCCTGACTGGTGGGAAGAAAAATACGAAAAAATGCAACCCTGGGATATTCTTCACAACTGGGAAGAAACATGCTGTATCCATGTAATTCCTCACGGAAAGCTCCTTTATCTTTTTGGAGACTTAGATTATTAATCACTGAACTAACCCGCTTGATAAGCGGGTTAGTTCAGTGGATACAACCAATTAACAAGCTTTTTTAAAAGATAAAGCGCAAAAAGTGAGATAATTGAAAAAACTTTTCTCGAACCCTTTGACAGAATAAGTGAAAAGTTGTAAACTAGAAGTTCAGTGATTTTAAATTTGTTTTTCGTGACCTAGGTATGTCATTAAACTACCTAAAACCAGGAGGTGATATCCAATCAGGAGTAAATGGATGTGTGATTTCTGTCATAATAGTCTTATAGCAAAACTATTAAGATGGTGGGAATATGGAAGTAACAGAGAAAGATTACAATAAAGTATAAAAACGTCTGTAGTTTGAACTACAGACGTTTAAAACATCTAAGACTTATTTACCTGCCATACATGTCTTTAATGTCGTCTCTATTAAGTTCCAGTCCATTTAAACGCTGCTCATCCGTCCACTCAGTGTAATGTATATTGACCTCACCGTATGCTAGTAAGTGTCGGATTTGCCTAGATACCCACAGGGCAAAACCAGGACTACACCATTGAGCAAATTGGATAGCTATATCTGGATGCGCAAAAGTACCACCGTATTTTTTAAAATCTTCATCCGAAGCCTCTTGTAAACCATACCTCAGATGTGAGGGAAGGTCTGCAAACCCTTTTACCGCATAGATTCCAGCCATCCCATTGTAGCTTGGATCTTTAATGAAGTATTCCAGAAGATCTTTGGTTGTTTGAAGTCTCATCCAGTTATCAACACGCTTGCTAAAGGGCTTTGCAATGTCATTGAGATTGACATAAGCATTTTTCCTAAGCATCTTTACAAAACCAGATTTGTGATTCGCTACCACAAATACTTCTTTTCCTGTTAAACTCATACTAACTCCCTACTAAGTTATTTCCCTGCCACAATCAGCAGGGATTTCTTGTAGTATAAATGTTGTTAGCTATATTTGCAATTGTATTGGAATGATGCAATTAAAGTGACAAGCCAGATTCTATAGACATTTTAGGATCTAGCTAACATTAATGAGCTTGAATGATAAAATAGTAGAAAATGTAGTAGTGGTGGGAATATGGAAATAACAGAGAAAGATTACAATCAAAGAACGAAAGAGACTTCTTATGTGTATACACACAAATATGCGCAAGGATACTGCACCTTTTATGTTACGGAGTATGGCGAATCAGGTAAGGTATTTGGCGAAGTTTTAGCTGAACAATTAGCACCACTTTTATATGATTTGCCAGAAAAAGACAAAGAGAAGTTCGCCAAAGAAGTTCAATCTGATTTAAGTAAGTTAGTTAATAAACATAATACTGCTAACAAACTAATCAAAAATGAGCTTATGGTTACTTACAATATTTATTCTACTACTCAATAAAATGTGTAATTAAAACTTCTTTAAGTAATTAACAGAAGTTTTGTAACCTAATGCTTTGGGGTTCTGGAAAGACTCCCTTTCCGAAAACGTGCATAAGATAGTTCGTAGGGAGGCAATAAAGCCCCACAAGAACTTCTAATAAGCTACAAGCCCGCCCCTGAGCGGGTTTTTTGTTGTCCAGAAATATTTTCCCAAAGGTATTGACAAGCTAAAACTGGGGGTTATGAATCCCCTAAGTTTGCCCAATTATCCAAGTATCAAACCATAGCCTACGGGATAGGCTGGGCGGATGATACTGCCAGGACGGATGGGTTGTTGAGCTTGGCGTTAAGGAAAAAAGAGGTCGTGCTAAAAGCCGTCAAGGCGATGCACAAGGACTTAAAGATAGATAGCTACTACGAAGTAGCTAATTGGTTAAATAAGAACCAACAATTCCTCTTGGACAACTAATTATCAACCCGTCAAGTGTTAGAAAATTCTTCCTCAAAACACTTGACAACCTGAAACTGGTTTGATATATTGTAAATATAAACAGAAAACCAAGGAGTTGAGCAAGTGAACTGCGAAGTAGAGAAGTTGATGAGCAAGTTCAAATACGTGGATAATGTCCGCGTATTTGAAAATTCAAGCGTGTGGTACTTGGCGCACCACACCCCAAAGGGGATTAAATATTACATAATTAAAGATATAGAGGCACTTGCCTCTATATACTTTCCAAAGAAGGTAAAAAGATTAACATCTGAGATGTTAATTCATCTTCAAGAATTTACGAGCTAACCATAATTGACCTAAGTATGTCGTTAAACTGCTTAAACACAGTAATCAAGGAGAAGACCGATGAAGATAGAAATCATCCAAGCAGGAAAATTTTATGCAGCAAAGGGTTTTAATTTTGCCTCGCTCAAAGAGGCATTAACCCAAGCAGTCCAGGAGCAGGAAGCCTTCCTGTTTTTTGCAGACAAGGTGATGGGATTAATGGTGGCCCTGCCACATTCGCCCACTTCTATGTGGCAAAAAAGCAAATCCACCTTCAATAAACAAGGAGGTTGGTACGAGACCAACCTCATAGAGTTTAGCCAAGACTTTGAATAACCCTCCCTGACCCAAGCATGTCATTAAACTGCTTAAACAACTAATAATAGTAACAGGAGAAGACCGATGGGATACGCAATGATGAGATATGTAGATTCCGTTAAGAATGCTTCAAATATTTCAATATTTGAACAGGAAATAGAGGTAAATTTCAACTCAGTGAAGGACTTCTTCACTGCGGAGACTATGGATGAGATTCACCTCCCGGAAGATCTGGAATCCGGGAAAGCGGTGGAGGAAATCTTCCTGGCGCTTCAGGAGGCGCTATGTAAGATGTTTAAACTCCCCAAAGAGGAGTACGTCTTCTTTTTAGACCCCTACAATAGCTACTATGTGTCGGGGATATGGAGGGAGTATCTTCCTCCAGAGGTAGCTGCAAACCCATTACAGTGGTGGCCTAGCCACACTGCTAATGAGTGGAAAAAAGTTTATTAATATTGACCCATTAATGTAATAATAGCACCATGATAACTCATGGTGTTTTTTATTGGAGGTAGAGGATGCTTAGTAGGGAGCAGATGGGACAGTTAAAGATTGTAGTGGAGGAGGTAGGCATAACCAAGGGAAGGGCAAGGGAGATAGCGGAAAGCATAATAGGTAGGAGCATAGTGGACGCCAGGGATATAGAACCACATGAATTCTATAAAGTATTAGAAGGTTTAAAGTATGCTAATAAACCCAATAATAGATGGAATGCTGCTTCATACGCGTTAGGCATGGAGGGGGAGAGACTATTCTATGAGGTTATTAGTGCTTATATAAGAGATTTCCCACCACCCAATGAGACGCTTTATGATGGACATGGGGATGGTGGTAGAGACTTTTGGTATAGGGGATTGACCATACAAGTCAAGACCAATTACAGGAAAGATAGGAATAGACTAGAGCATCTAAAACTTAGCGGGAAAGATATAGAACGCGCTAACCTATTTGTATTAATGTCCTTGTGTGTAGACGGGAATAGATTTGAAGGCTTTGTAGTTAAAGACAATATAAAAGATAAGCTACGTACAAGCGAGAAGTTCCATACGCCATACATACATAACAGAGATTTAAATAAGTCAGTTAAAGAGCTAGTAAAGTATTTATGCGCATAGAAAATGGGGAGGTTTATAGCCATCCCTATTCTAATATCTACCCCAATCCTCTTAAACTCATGAAACTAAGAGGATTATTTATATCTTAGTAAACTTGACAAGATTAAACGCCCTAAAATGTCAACACATATAAGATTTTAACTTAAAAAAAGATAGTACGGTAGAAAGTGACCGGGGTAGTCAGGTACAAAGTGACCGGGGTACCCAGGTCGAAAGTGACCGGGGTATATTAAATATATAAACGTTAAATAGAAAAATCTTAAAGAGAAAAGAGAGAAGAGAAGAAAGAAGACAGCAACACTCTCAAGAAAACCGAATTGAGTTAAAGCGCAGCTAGAAAGACAAGAAAGAACTATTTCAATCTTGCTTTGGTGTATCTTAAACAGACTTACAAATTTATCAGACAATCCTATGCCTTGCCTAGAAGAGACTTTAATGGCGCTTAAACATTACAAGATTAAAAAGATAATAGTTAACAAGATTAGAGATTGGGGGATGGTTGGGAGTAGGTGCGTCATTTGTGGAGACGTTAGAGGGAGTTAGAGGGGTTTAGGGACGCGAGAGACCCCATGGATGAGCAAAGTATAGGGGAGGGAGTTAGAGGGGGTTTAAAAGCCAAAATAAAGGGGTTTAGGATTGAGTTGACTTTATGGATGGATTGTGGAAAAGTAGGGGAGAAAGATTGAAAGAAAGGGAAAAACCATGATTACTGCTGAATTTGCAAGCTTTCTGTTGGACTTAATCCAAGAAGACGTACCTGTTAGAGCGGCTATCAGAATAGCCCAAGAGCGCTCTGCAACCGAGCTGGCTTGCAACTGGGATGATTTGTCTATTACTTGGTCTTTTACTGGTAAGAGAACCAGCTTACACGTCAATGCCCCCACTGGACACGTGGGGATTTTTAGGACTGTAGAGCCAATTATTGGGTTTAGTTTTTCCGGAAACCGGGAAACCGATGTAAGTCGTCTTAAACGACTTGTTGAAGCTGTGGAAAATTGGGAAATTAGTGGGCGTCAAGAAATAAACATGCTAAACTAATATTGTACCGCAGTTCTGGCGGAATTACTTGGTGTCCAAGTATAAAGACTCTTTTAACCGGGAGTAAGCGGTGAGGTGACAATCCGCATAGATGTGCCGGAATAATGGCACACCATCATACCCTGAAAACGTGAAGTTCCAGGTTCCACGTAAAAAGTCGGTACGATGGGAACGTCTGGCAATGGTTACAAGAATTTAAAAAATATTTCTCAAACCCCTTGACAAACCCAAAAAAGGGATATATAGTAAAAACATGGAAAACGAAACAAGGGGCTAAGAGAAATGAACTTCCAAATCAAAATTAAGGTAGACGGACTAAACGAACCAGTAGTTCTAGGATGGAGTTCTGAAGAACTCCAAGATGTTGAAAGACTTCACAAACAACTAATTGAAGAGTTTGAATTGTTTAATTCCGATTTTGCGGACGACTGGGAAGTGCTTCCTGACCTAGAAGCACCCTTCTGGGTAAAAAGCCCAGTAGAAGTAGTGAACAAAGCAGAGGGCCACTGGCTCGCCAGCGACATTGATGGTAGAGACGAGGAAGCCCTGCTTGGCTGGGTTCGTGCCAGCCAAGTGGTTGCAATCGCTAATGATAGGGGCTTAGACCCTGCCGTAATGCTAAGATTCGCATTTTCTGTAGGGGTCAAAGACCCCGTCAAGTTTGCAGAAGAGGTTAACCTACCGGTTCTGGTAGAAGAATGGTGGGAAGAATTTTTCCAAGACCAGGAAGACTAATTTTCCGACCTAAGTAAGTCGTTAAACTGCTTAAACACAATAAACAGAAGAAACTAATCCAAGCCCGGCATATAGCCGGGTTTTTTGTTATAATCCAATAGATGTATAGGTTAAACCCGGTGTGTCTTCACCGGGTTTTTTATTACCATCAATAGTAATTATCTAAGTATTTGACCCCGGTCACTTTGGATAGGGGTTAGCTATAACGCCCATCCATTAAGCATTACAGCCACACACAATAATCTAGACAGTGAAGCTTCTTTGTATAATTAGTATTCTAGTCCTACTGTGAAGCCATTTAAGCTTCACAGCTAATCCCGTCCACTCTAATCCGGTTTTTGGGGAGTTGGCAGGAGAGAAGCTTCCTTATATTCCGCTAATGCACCCCTATCACTTTCGACCTGGGTGGTTGGTTGTCAAAAACCAAAGTAGTTGTTATAGTGAAGTAGACAAAGACTTCCTAACTGAGTAAAACCCGCTTCATAGTGGGTTTTTTATTGCCCAAAAAAAGTTTTAAAATTCTTTCTTAAAACACTTGACAAACCCAGAACAGCCTGATATATTAAAAACATCAAGCATAAAGAAGAGGAAAAACCGATGTTGAAGCTGAATGAGATTGAGAAACAGTTAATCAAAAAAACAAGGTTTTGCAACATTTCCGCAAACAACCACCCCATTCAAGGATGGCTCTGGTATGAGATAACAGAAGAAACTCTTCCCCTATCCCGGGAAGAAAGGAGTGCTGTACAGCACTCTCCATACCTTGAGTTTGACCAAGTCTTTTCTAGCCTCCTTGGAAAGGAGGTCGAAGCGTTAAGACTCCTTTCAGAGGAGCTTAATCTTGGAATAAAAAAGGCTCTGGAGGAAAATCCAGAGCTGACTTGGAGGGAGTTGGGTCTCCCAGCATGGTACTGGAGGTGGTTCGTCAACAAATAAACCCCCCAACCCGCCACTAGAGCGGGTTTTTTATTGACTGGAAACCCTTGACAATTCTGGGTTTTAGTGCTATACTGTTATTAGTTTATAGGTGGTAGAAATGATAGAACTCATTAAAGCGCTAACGGAATTCAAGAAGACTTTAGAGCCTGTCCAGAAGGACAAGAAAGGGCAGATATTTAAGACAGGTCCATCGGTGTCCTGGAGTTCCCTGGAAAACATCCAGGAAGTAGTGACACCTATACTTGCCCAAAATGGGTTAGTGGTAACTCACCAAATAGAAGAGGCTGGAACCTCTTTAAAAACCAGCATCTGGCACGTTTCTGGAGAGTCAATCTCCAGTTCGTATCCACTGGTCACTAATCTAGACCAAAAACAATACGGATCCCAGCTCACCTACGCAAAGCGCTACCAAGTGCTTTGTCTCCTGGATTTGCCCACCACGGATAAAGCCAGTAGCACCACTGAAGTAGGTTTTAAGACCTACACCACCATTACTCCCAAGCAAAAGGAGACTCTGGTGGCTCTAGCGAAGAGCCGTGGTCTAACCACTCCTCCGGTGGTACAGGAGTATTGCCGGGAGATTACCGGGCTTACAACGCTCTCCACAGTGGGAGATATTCCCTCCCACTTGTATCAGGATGTAATCAAAGCACTTACGGCACTTGATGTGTCGTCAGTTGACATAAGCACTGGGGAAGTGCTACAATAATCCCAGTACATCATATTTTTAACCGTCCTAACCCGACGGTTTTTTTATTGGAAAATTCTTCCTCAAACCCCTTGACAAGTTGAAACTGGCTTGATATATTAAAGATGTCAACAGTTAGGGAGTCTAAGGAGAACGTTATGCCAGTAGATTTAATTGACCTTCAGTACCTCGACCATCTAAGTACTTTCGTCAATGTCCCCTTGGTATTATTTGATGAGGAGGGGGTCTTAGTAGAGGAGGAAGAAATATATCCACCAGAACACTACAGCTACTACAGCGACATGTATGAAGTCAACGGAGTCGACTACTACTAAGACTCCTAGCGAATATAAACGCTCCCATGCAATCTTAATGGTTCATGGGAGCGTTTTTCTATTGCGTCATATTTGCATCAGCACTTACTTTTTCTTTGTGCTTATAGTTGCATAGATACTTAAAAATACCCTAAAACTACAGAGTTGTAGGGTATACGGTGGTTATGGGGGTAGTGTAGGGGGAATAGAGAAGAGTGTTTAGTGTTAGTTGCGGTTAAACACTCTGTTGTTGAGTGGTAGAGTTGGTGATATTGTAGCCTATTTTCAGTATTTGTGAGCTTTTTGGTTTATTTTTTAAACTTATTAAAAACTACTATTCTTTAGATTAAAGCAGGTCTAAATCTATTGTCATCTTTGTTATCTCTTATTACCAGTACGTACATCCACTTCTTAGCTTATTTTTGCGGTAACCACTTCACTCCCCCACCTTGTTAACACTGTTTATACGTATATATGCTTGACAAGTCTAAACTCTTAATTAGAAATTATTTGTAAAATATCCCGTACGGAGAAAACCCCCATCCGTATTTGTACTACCCATCAAAAGGGGAATAGGGGGGTATAAGCGGGTTAGGGAGTATAGGGATTTAGGATGTAGAAATGTTAGTTATCTTGTTGAAGCGGTATTAAATTAAAAGTGATAAATTAGGTTTAGATTATGTAAGTTAGACTTGACGATATTAATGGTGTAGTGTGTAAGCGGTGTTAGACAAAGAGGGGTTAAATGGTTAGGGAGGGAGGGCCACTAGTGGTAAAAGTAAAAAATATTTTTAGAAATT